GTACTACCAGTTAGATTTGTTACAAAATAATTTTTATATGCTTTAAACGGTCGTACATGGACATCATTTGCCCGAACTGATCTAAATACAGATGGCGTAGCTGACATATCATCGTTTTATTAGAAGTCTAATTTAACTTTAATCAAAGCTTCTCTAGTAAACGATTTTAAAATCGGCTTACTAAGTTTAGCAACAGCTAATAACTCTCTACTATTATTATACAAACCAACAGTTGTAATATATGTTTGAGGATCATTAATAAATGTTGTATATCTCATATCACCGTACGAACCAGAAGCAAATGACGGGTTATTTGAATAATTATATTCCGCATTTTTTATACGTACAAAGTAATAAGTAGATTTAATTTGTTCGGCTGAACGAGCTTGTATACCATAAGTATATAATGTAGCGCCATCATCGATAGGAGCTGACCCAGAAACAGATGTAAACAATTTCATTGCATTATCACCTTGCACTTGCGATCCGGTTACGGTATTAAATGACGCTGATAAATCTAATTTAGTACCATCTAAAATTACAACACCATGATCTGGATAAAATAATCCATAGTAATGAGGTGCAGATGACATATGTATATTAGCCCCACCATCAATAGTACCCGATACAATACTATAACGTTTTCCAGACTCTCCAACTACTGCATTAGCAGTTGATGAATTATCAATTAAACGAATTACACGGCCCGTGCCGTCTAGCTTAACATTCGATCCGGTATGTACGTTATTTGCAAATACTGATCCAGATAATATAGCTAAATTAATTTCAATGTTTCCTGGGTCGATACGTTCTCTCCAACGTGCACGATTGAAATTTAATACATATATACTATCTGTATCTTGCCCGTTAATAGTAAATTTAAAATCATTAGGCTCTAATAATAATTGTGCATATTGCGCATAAATAGCTCTACTAGGAGTGTCATTATTTAAATTACCAGTCAAGTCAATTGACCCTGACCCGTTAAAATTGCCATATGCAATAGAAAATTGAGGATCTGCACCAGGCCCACCACATGTACAATCTGCAGTATAAATTTCTCGGTAATATGTATTCTGTACAGCTGTAGCTGTCGATGAAGTATAAAAATATTGCATACTTCCAGAATTACATGAAAATAATCCTTTAGTAACAGTTTCAACATTATTAGGTAAAATATCATCTTCTGGATTAAATGATGTCCAAATTCTACCTCCACGTGGAGGGCGCATCGTCGGGCGTACTGCAGACGATCCAAATGGCATAGGTACTCCACGACCACCGCCACCTCTACCTGCTTGTGCTCCGCCACCAGTGAAAGCTCCGTTAAAGCCGCCTCCGCCCATTCCGCCTCCGCCACCACCGCCACTTCCACCAGCATTTCCATTTCCGCCTAAAGATGCTAACCATGCATTATAGTAATTGGTAAGATATGTATTTAAAGACATACCACCTGGAGGTTGTTGATTACTTCCGTATTGAGTCGACACAGTGCCGTTTTGTAAATTAAAACTTACACCGTAAGTGGCTAATAGCCATGATTGGAATGTCGGATTTGAAAAATCACTTACTGTTGCCATATTATTTTATGTTTTATATTAAAGTCGTTTTATAATTTATTGATTATCCAGCACTAAATGCTACCGGACCTGGTTGCGGCATATTATTTAATTGAATCGGATTAATATGTATAGTAATTGTAACACGACCTCCGGTTTCATTGCCAATAATCATTATTGTAGTTGATACTGGTGTTATTAAATTAGCAGCAGTAAATGTAAACTCACGGCCTACAATTGTAACACTTTGCGCAGCTTCATTATCACCAATAAATTGAGGAATAGTCGGGCCAGATTGTATTTGTGCGGTTTGTGTTGCAACAATCGTACCAGCATCGGAATTAGCCAATATTGATGTATATCCGTATTGAGCATTACCTCCACTAAAATTAATCGTTTGTGGAAAGAATGTAAATGACTGACCAGGTTCTAATGTTACCTCTGTAGTAGCAACAGTTATAACCGGAATTCTTACAGTTCCACGTGGTAACGTTACTAATTTATATTTCATCATTAACGTTTCATCTGGCAAAGCTTCTACAATTGGCATATTTTCAATAGCAGCGCCGTAATATGCAGTACCTAACGGATGTTCTGTATTATACAATCCATAATCAATTTCATCATCTGCTAATGCAAATTGTGTAATTACAAATTCGTTTTGTCCGCGGGCTAACAACTCTCTACCTTTTTTAGTAAGAATTGCATCTACCGTAATCGAACTATTATCTAAATATCCCATAAAATTCCTTATTTTTTAATAAATATATGTATCATTAAAATTATCTAATAATTAAGTTACCTGGCTGTAAATTACCAGGTCCTGGACCTGTATTACCACCCATCGGACCACCAGTTCCGGAATTACCGGTATTTGTAACTGACCCGGGGGTCAATGAATAAATTAATTGATTAGGATTTGTAATCCAAACTGTAACAACTGGTCCATATCCTATACCACCTAATTTTACTGAAACGTTAATATCAGGAGCGGTTATACGACATCCTTCGTAATATAAATTTTCAATTTGAGTATAAAAATCATCTCGGTAACATGCAGTTTTTATACTTGAACTATAATATAATCCTAACGATTGACTTAGGAAATGATCTGTATTACGACGCTCACGTGTATCATATGTATCACTTCCGGAGTAATGTAATACATCTTCTTCATATACATAACTAGGCCGGCATCGATCCACAATTGTATCTAATCCATAATGGCATACTTCATTAATAATACGCGTTACATTTAAATCTCCTATCACCGGAGCACTGCCGCCGTTAGTCTTATTAGTAATAGTAGTTACTAATGCTACATGATTTGTATTTGGCGGTATTGATACACGATCATGTAATATGCTATAATTAGTATATGAACTAGATACAAATAATGTAGTAACATTATCACTGATCATAGTTTCTGCCGGTATATCGTCGGACCATATTACAACTTTCGTCTGTACTTCGTAACTACCAGTTGCATATAAAGCACTCATTTTAAAGTTAAAAATAAAATCATAATCAACTGAATATTCTGTGTTAACATTAAATAAAGAATATAACTCATCTGTTCGCTGACCAACACTCATGATAGCATTAGTAAAAATATACGTACTACCGGTATCATCAGTAAGTATACTTAAACCAACATTACTCCATCCTACTCCGCTTATAGACGATGTATAAATCGAATAAATTGAAGCCGAATCTACTGGACGTTCATCGACTGGCGGTGTAAATATAGTACAATAATCTGAGCCTACTGAATAAATAATATTAGCTAAAGTTTCATTAATATAATCTGCGCTAGATGACGCTGGCCTATTAATTAATCCTACAACTTCGCCAATAACATCTGAGCTAGAAGATATCGGACGAATAATCGTTGCATTATACTCCGGAAAATACTCTGCACTACTAGTTACAACTGACGGTTGTAATAGAATATCAATATTATTTTCTTTAGCATTTGAGATGCCTTTATATATCGGCATTTTAACGCGTTCTAACGCATGTGGTTCAATTAATAATCCATAAACATAATCAGCACGTTCGGGAATTAATTGTTTTATTTGTTCAAATAACGAAAAATCGAATTGACTAAAAATACGTATATATGCATTTATATCATTACGATCAGAAAACTTTTTCCAGTATTGTTTTGCGAAGGATGTTAAATCTGGATATGTATATTCAAATTCATCATCCGGATCTCCTATATAATCATCTAATTCTATACGACCGACATGGTTAAAAATATCTTTATTAATCTGGTCTGCCATACTATAGAACATACCTAACTTGTTCGAATCTACTGGATATAGATCGTATTTAGAACGTTCTGCGTTATTTATCGGAGATAAAATTCCTACAAGTTCATTATCATCGAAACGTATTTTTTGCGAATAAAAATTATTACCGCCTAATGATACGCCTGGTATATAATACGTCTCTTCTACAATATTAAAATTACCACGTTGCAAATTCGATGGAGTTTGGAATCCACGTACGCTACCGGTGATTTCAAATGGCATACTAACACTACCAAAATTAGTTAATCCACGATATGGATGACTACTAGATACAAAAGCAGTAGCCCCAGAACTTAAATCATATGCATTAGTATCTGTACCTAATGTCCAATGGCGTATCAATGTATCAAAACTACTGGTAGGTGATAAGCTAGATACATAACTAGTCGGGTTAATTGTATGGTCATTAAAGGCAGCATCATTAACTAATTCTAACCATGCACGATATTCTTGTAAATTACCTTTGTACATGTTAGGTATACTACCTAAATTTAATGAAGTTGATACATATGCATCTAAATTGTATATATCGTTATTATTTGATGAACCACTGTTACCACCAATTAGTATATTATACGAAGCTGTAGGACTACACCAAAATTGATAATGGCTACCACTAGTAGCTACAGCTGTTGACGCAGTAGCTGCATGAACTACTTTAGCATTAATGAAATCAGATTTTTTCTGAACTGTAATGTGATATGAAGTATCTGTATTAGAACCTGAATTTAAATGTTTACCGAATGTATCAAATTTAAGTCTAAAATTCCACCAATCGCCGTCATATATAGGCACCCATGGTGTAGTTGCATGTAACGGGTCAAGTACTGCCGCAGAACCGCCATCTGGCATTATAAAATGCACACGTCCGTAATTACCCGAGCCAGAATATGAACCGGTATGTTCTAATATTACATGCCATAAGCTAGATCCATTAGCACTTAACGAACTAACATATAGCGGGTCGACATATTCGTCATCAACATATATGGAAGCAGCCACATCTTCTGCATATGACATTAATAGCATCGATTGTGTTACGCTAGGCTTAAATCGAACCTCATGAGTCATGATAGGTATAATACCTCTTTCAATACCCCATGGGCGACCAACGCTGGAGGAAACATGATGCATATGAGCATAAATCTGACTTTCGCCTGTTAATCTAACCGCATATGCAAATTTATCTTCAATTAATGCAGGGGAATCATTTGTTGTAGCCGGTCCGCCATACTCACGAATCGATAATAAAGTTTGAGGAATACCATACGCATTCATCAAAGCTTTAATACTACGACTAGTACCTTTTGTTTTTAACAGATAAGGTAAATTATTTACGATACGACGCCATACCTCAGTAGTAATATCTTCATTAGATTTACTAAATAAACTACCAGTACTTTGGAACGTGCCGTCATAGTTAGTACCTAACTTATACTTCCATAGTGCAGTAGCTTGATTACCATTCGATAATTTCCATCCTAAACTTTCAGCTACATTATATAACGTCTCACGACTACGTCCTAATTTAGAATTTTCTTCGGGCCGGTATATATCAGATAAAGATTTAACATACGTATATAAAATATCAAAATGATGGCCAATCATGTTAATGAATAACTCATATTCACTATTATTAGCATCATTACGTATATGTTCTGGTATTGTTTTTATCAATGCATTCGCATTTTCTACATCGTAAAAAGATGCCGTTGATAAAAATCCATTATACCAAGCTTGGCCTAAAGCACTTGCAGTTGTATGAACATAATAAACACTGCCAGATAAATACTTAGGCCATGGAGTTAACGCATACGTATCGGCTCCTATAAAACTACCAGATGTGCCATGTGTTGTTAAACTTGCAGTAGGCTCATAATACAGCCAACGTTCAAAATTATCAAACGTACCTAATAGATTTTGTTTTTGATTATTATAATTAGTTATGTTATTTGCAAATGTAGTATCATCACCAGTTGCATCATTCAATGTAGTTA